AGTTTATCTACCATGCTATTGAGTACATCGTATTTTTCTTCAGGGATTGTTACATAATGTTCTTCAAAAAGTGACTTCATACCTTCTAAGAAGGATTCTGTCATCTCTGTTTTAAGTCCTTGCTCAATTTGTAGTGCATTTTCAACGAACCACTCGTCAGCAACATACTCAAGGTATCCATCAACTCTATCAGTTAATCCTTCCTTGATTTTGTCTAACTCTTCAACGAGTGCTTGAGCGTAAGACTCTTGTAATTCTTCTTTGATTTCTGCAACCTTAGATCTGATTGCTCCTTCAAAAATTGTTCTTGCTTTGTCTTGGAACTCTTCGGAAAGTTCTTCACCTTCAAGTAGAGCTTGAACATCTGCCTCGATGTCAATTGCCTCTTCTTCTTCGATGACTTCTTCCTCGACTACTTCCTCTTCAGAAGCTTCCTCTTCAGCAACTACTTCATCTGTAGTTACTTCTTCTTCCTCGATAACTTCCTCCTCTGTTTCTGCCTCTTCCGCTTTCATGGCTTTGGCATTAACAACATCTTTCACTTGTTGAAGTGTAAGTGCAGGATCTTTCAGCTTTGCTGAATCGTCATCAGGTCTATAGTTTTCTGGTGTAGGACCACCAAGATCTTCTACAGGGATACCTGCTGAAGGCATTGGATCAGCTTTGGCTGCACCTTTGGTGACTACGTTTTCTTCGATGTTTTCCATTTAGTGTAAAAAGTTACCGTGGATTTATTAAAATTCGTAAGAATCTATACTTATTTATAGATCTTTTATATTTAGAGGTTATTTAGAAAATCTTGAAATAAACTAAGTTTCTTTTCCTCTAATCTTTTTTGAGTGACAAGTGTATTAATACGCTTCTCAGTTCTTTCTGCGAGTTGTTCACGGAGTGATCCTCCTTCCCAAACCCACTCTTTTCCTTCCATAATTCCATTCACAAAAGCGTCTGGTGCGGAAGGGTCTGCCACTATATCGGCAGCGGTTGCTAATTGAAAATCTTCTCCAACCATTTTACAACCATTACTACTCTCTCTAAGTGATCCAACACCACGAGAAGATACTCCAAGTTTGACTCCCTCATCTATTAAAGATGATGCAATCTTACCCATAGGAGTTGATAGTAATTGTGCTTTGCCTCTAAAATTATTTCCTTCTCTTACGAGCGAGGTAATTTTGTGAGATACACGATCTAGATTCACAGTTGGTCCTTCGGGATGTCCGAGTTCTCCAAGTGCTCTTCCTTGAGAGACAAAAGTTTTACAATATCTTCTGACTTCATTTTCAAGAATATCCACTGGATACATTCTTCCATTACGATTCTTTATTCCACCTTGAAGAAATACACCTTCGATATAGAGTTTTTTACCACTCCCTTTACCTTCAGTAATAAATTTTACTTTTGAGACTTCTTCTGTGATAAGTTTCATTATTCGTCCTCTTCAGTTGGTTGTTCATCTTCATACTCTTGTTCATCTTCAAGTTCATCAACTACTTCTTCTTCCTCTGGAACTTCACCACCAAAGACAGTTGAAGCAACATCGGGTCTAAAGGCATCAATTCGAGCAGCTGCTTTCGCCATTAATGCATCTTTTATTTTATCAGATACATCACTACTACTAGCGTCTGTCGCAATCAAATCCACTAATTCTTCCATAAGATTATATTATAGCAATATGTTTATTTATATCTCGGCTATTTTAGTATCTTTTTGATACTGAGCATCAACGATAGGACCAGCTGCTTCATCTTCATCTTCATCAACTGGTTGATCTCCTAATACCTCACCTTCTTGAGTAGTATTTGATGGTAATGGTTCACCTGTAATAGGATCAGTTTCATTCGGATTTGGGATTATACCTTTTTGAATTTCATCTTCAATTTGCATATCAATCTCTTCGATTTCCTGATCTGTTTGACGAAGAACTCTCTTTCTTACAAACTCTGTAGAATAATACTTACCAATGTAAGGTTCAATCTGTGCAAGATTTCCTAAACGACCTTGTATCATTTCAGTTTCCTTGAGTTCTGCAAACTGATTATCATATAAGAAATCATATTGAATATGATCTACCATTTTATTCCAGTCTTCTGGAGTTACAATGTTCTTCAATATCAATTGAGTTTTGAGCATATCGTTAAACATATGTGCAAAACGTTTTCTTAAACGACCTACAAACTTTGCAAACTTTAATTCATCTCTTAATATTTCTGATGAACGACCTAAGTTAAATCCACCTTCTGCAGCAATTCTTGATTCTGGAATACCTAATGCACGATATAATTTCTTCTGGAAGTACTCAATATCAGTTAATTCACCAAGATTTTGTCCACCAGGTAATGTTGTGATTTCAGTTCCTCGACCACCTTCTCTTCTTGGCAACCAGAAATCTTCCATCATGGACATAAATTTTCTATCATCTCTTACCTCACCAGTAGATGCATCATAAGTTAACTTATTACGATAACGAGACATCACCTCTTTTAGATATTGCTCTGCCTTCACTTTTGGTAGATTACCAACATCAATATAGAATATTCTTCTTTCTGGTGCTCTTGATAATCTGTAGATAACCAAACTATCTTCAATCATTCTTAATTGATTGAGTGCTTTGATTGCTTTATGAAGATATGAAAGAACTCTGTTCTTATTTCGATCTACTAAACCAGATGTACAATAAGTAATCGAGTCTTTTGCAATTTTAGTTGATCCTTTACCTGCCTGTGCAATCATTCCAGTAGGATAGTTAGGTTTCATTGTGTAGATATAATATTCATCAAATTCTGGATTTGGAACACTATCATCTTTACTATTAACTCTTACATATGGATCATCCTTTCCATTCTTTCTCTTTTCTTGACGTACATATTTAATCTTCATCGGATCAATATATCTTAAATCCTTGATTCCTTCTTGCGGATTTTTTTGATCTATAACTTTGAGATAATATAAACGACCATCAATATACCAGTTTCTAAAAATTTCGTGAGACTTTTTATCAAAGTCCATCAATTCTTTAATATATCTAAACTCTTCTCTAATTTTTTTCTTTATACCTTCACTGGCATTAAGGTTTGATAATTCTACTTCAACAGGAGAATCATACAAATCGCTGACAATTGCTTCATTAACAACATCTTCGATAGCACCATCTGCTTCTGGATGCAATGCCATCTCTCGATATCTTTTAATTAATTCGTGTTCAGAACGATATGCACCTTCAATATCTACGTATTGACCATAAAACCCACTTGCAATATAATTATCAACCCCGTCCTCATTATTTTTGGGAACAGGGCTGATAATAGAAGTCGATTTATTTTCTGTTTCTTCAATAGAAAAACCAAAAAGTTTTGCCATAGTATAATAGTCTTATCTTATATGTTTATTTAGCTGATGTCTACACCGCCTGATGCTGGACTATCTCCCTTCAAAATTTCAATATACTGAACTTGAAGTTCAACAGTAAATTCCTGAATACCTTGAGCGTCATATGAAAGTTCGATAGGACCGACCTGTGTTGGGAATGTATCATAGAAACGATACTTTCTAATTGTCTGACCGTCACGATCAAGTTGGAATACAAATGCGTCAGATTGATAGTCAGCAGGATTAACTAATCCAGTGTTATCACTTAACTTGTTAATTGTATTCATCCAGTTCTCAAATGCAGACCTAATTGAGAAGTCTGTATCGTTGATAACTGTAACTGTCCAAGAATCGAATGTTCTATCACCTGCAATTTTAAGAACCCTTCCTCGGAAAGGAACTTCTATCTGTGCAATGTTTGATGCTGGTAATCTCGCTCCCTTAACCAAGAACCTTGATTTATCAAGAACTTCCTGTGTTGGTGTTGCAGCATCAGGAAATGTGAGGACTACTTCAAACAGATTAGCACGAGCACCGCCACCTGTCAACTTAGTTTTAAAGTCGGAAATCGTCCTTAATGGTGGTGGATTTACCTGATTTCTAGCCATAGTTGTTTAAACCTCTGTTAATTAAACGGAACCAATTACTTCTTCAAAGTCAACACCAGTTCTGGTGGCAACGAAGGTAAGACCAATAAAGTTAATCGATCTTGCTGGTTTGATAAAGATGTCAGCAACAAATTCATTTCTGTCAATGACTGCTGCAGTATTATTTGTTTCATCGCAAATCACAACAAAGTCAAATATACCTCTGTTGGATTGAACCTCTCTTAGGAATGGTTCAATAATATTTACGAAGTTTGTTCTTGTTAGTTCATCATTGAACTCAAAGAGTTGATCCTTAGCCGCTGCTGATATAGCATCTTCTAAGAAAATGAACAATCTACGAACGTTGATTCGGTCAAATGCCGATGATTTACCAAATCCTGTCTTATCTCCAAAGAGAACTATTCCAGCACCTGGTGAGAGAATGACAGGGTTAACTCTATTAGAGTAGAGAATGTCTCTCTGTTTTTTGCCAGGATTGTAAACAAGTTTCACTGAGTTAAGTATTGCACCTCTTGCAGTACCCGCTGGTGAGAACCAAGGGAACTGTTCGATGTCAGTTCTTGCACAAGTTCCAGCAATATCACCGTTTAATGGCACATATCTAAATGTATTATTGAAACGGTCAAACATATATTTGTATCCACTATCGAATACACCATATGTTGTTGATGTTATAGGAGCATAGTAACCAACGATGTTTTCAGTCATCGTATCAATGTTATTCACAGTTACAGCACCCACTGAACTATCATTCAAGAATGCTTGACGATAAGGTGAAACGAATGCAACTGCATCCTTTCTTGCTTCAGCAACTGCAATTATTTTTTCTGCAATTGCCTGAGACTGCTCTTTCGGATGATGAGCAGCACCCATCAAGATAAAGTCAACCTCTATTTCTTCTTTATTTTCAAATAATCCATAACCAGTGATTAAGTCATCAACACCAGATGTTAATGCACCTGAAGTTGTATAGTCTGTTTTATCTCCGTAGTTTGTACCACCACCGAGTGAAGCAGTTACTACACCAGATAATCCAAAGTTTACATCATTTGCATCCTGATCCCATCCACTATCAGCATCTAAATTACCGATTGCGGTTGCTGTTCCAGCAGTAAATCCACTAGTTACGATTCCAGCAGGAGAACTACCACCGTAAATATATTGTGAATTAGTTGCGAGATACTTTCTCCAGTATGATGTTGAACCTACTGAATACTCAGCATCTTTTGCCTTTGATAAATTTAGATGTTTTTCTAGAATAGTTCCAGCGTTACCTGTAATTGTTCCTTTGTCATCAATTACAACAACGTGTAATTCATCAAATCTACCACCTCTAGCAGCAGCGTAAGTTGAAGTGCTAGGTCTATCTGCTAATTGATCCCATTCTAAACTAATAGGATTACCATTTGCATCAGTTTGTGTTAAAACAATATTTTGTTGTTCAAACCAATCAGTTACTGCTGTGACGTTTGTTGGAGTTCCACCAACGTTTTGTCCTGCAGCATTTGCTGCTATGTTTCCAGTTGCAAAGTTGTAAACACCGCCATTTTGATAGTTAACGTTTGTTACTGTACCAGCAGTTGAAACGTGAGCGAGTGTCTTTACACTTATTGTTCCAGAACCAACTTCAGTAACAATACCCTTAATGTAACCATCAAGAACACTTGTACCTGCAGCACCTGCGACAATTCTACCAGCAGCAGATTGTGTTATACCCAATCCAACTGTACTAATACCAGATACTGTTAATACTTGGTCTGCTTTTGCATCAATAATTGCAACTCTTAATCCGTTTGCGTATGTACCAGGTGTTTTAGATGCAACTGTAACACCAGTAATTGTATTATCATCATAACCTAATTGATTATAATGAGTGTCACTCTTGATTCTTATACTAGAAGCAGTTCCTACAAAAGCATTTTTAAGACCAACTCCAGTTAATGTGTTGTAATCATCAGCACGAATAACTTGAAGTGTTCCACCATAAGCTAGGTAAGAAGATGCAACCATCCAATATTCGTAGTGATTATCTACTGAATATGGTTGTCCAAAAGTTTGTAATAGATCCTCCTCACTCTCAATGAGTTGTGCGTCCTCCACAGGACCTTTCGTAAATGGAGCAACTAACGCACCGATAGAACCGCTTGTAGCGTCTACTCTACCAATGGTGAGGTCAACTTCTCTTACTACTATACCAGGAGAGGCTAAATTTAAAGCCATATTGTATTCTCCAATCTCAGGATATTTTTTCTGGAATTATTTATTAAAAACACCATTTTCATCGGGGAAACGGTGCATGAACTACCAATCTGGATATTCCCATCTTTTTATATCTACTTTCTTTTTCTTTTTCACTCTTTGAATAGTACAAGTTTTACACTCGTAAGAATACGAGGACTGTATACTCTTATTCTTTCTTATTAAATAAAATCCATCTATTAAATCTTTAGTTTTACCACAAACACGACACTTACGTTCTGTCAGAACAAAATGATCAACTTCAAGTTGTTCATCAAAATCCATCATAGAACTTGAATTACACCATTACAATCTGGAATATCTTGTAATATCTTAGTTTCTATACCTTGCTTCAGAGTCATCGCACTCATTGCACAACTCGTACAAGCACCACCTAATCTTACTTTTACAAACTTTGTCTCTTCTTCTATTTCTACAAACTCCACAAATCCTCCATCTGCTTCAATATAAGGAGCAATCTCAGACAAAGATTCAATTACATTACTTGCAGTTAATTCCATTACATATAATCCCACATATAGGAACGATCTCCGTATTCATCTACTTTCCATAAGTCTCCGTCATTATCAACGAATGAATCATCCTCTAAACCATCAGACATAAATCCAAAAGGTGCCATATCTTGTTCGATTTGATTCTTTTGCTCTTCGTATATTCTTTTTCTAACATCGTTATCAGTCATTTCTTTGAAATAATCTTGTGCAACTAACCAAGCAAATATGACCAAACACATTGCTAAGTCATCATTACATCCTTCCTCTGCTTCAAAAGAATTATGTTTTTGTGAAAAAGTAGTTAATTCAGATATTATATCATAGTCTATAATAAGTATTTTGTCATCTTCCAGTAAAGTTTTTAGATTTGAACATCCTAATTTTTTAACTGCTGCTGTGGTTCTTACACCTAACTGAGATCTTTTACCACTAAATCCAGCACCTACAACCTGACCTGCACGACCTCTTTGAGAGCACATCAATAAATTATCATACTCTAAGTCATAGTTTAGAATAGATGCAACTTGGTCTCCAATATCATTTACCTCACATAATATGAATGCTTTATTATATGCTTTTCCCAAATCATCTATAATACTTGGAAACAACATTGGTTTGATTTCATTGTTTCGATATTTTGCTACTGCCTTGTATGGGAAGTTTGTAATATCAAAAACTATAAAAGCAGAATAATCGTTACCTAGTCCACGAGCAACGTCAACTGTAATTAGATAATTATGATCTTTTATGGGTACTTCATATACATCTAATCCAGCATTTTTTTGTATTGGATTTTCATAAACTAAATTTTTTAATTTAGATGGATTGATTAGTGTATTGACAGATCCTAAGAACTCACATTCAAACTCAACCTTAAACTGCTGTTCAGATGTGTTTGCAATTGTTTGTTCTTTCCATGCTTCATCACGACCTGGTACTTCAGACCAGTGAACATCAGTCGGTTTATATTCATTCTTACCTCTCTCTGCATCGTGCCACATTCGGTAGAAATGATTCATACCTCGTGGTGTAGATACAATTATAACTTTTGTCTTTTGACCAGATGAAATTGTAGGATATACAGATGCAAAGAAATCATCTGCAATATGATTTGGGATAAACGCAAACTCATCAAGGAATATTACGTTATATGATCCACCTCGAACAGCAGATGATGATGTAGAGTTAGCAGATATTTTTGAACCGTTTTCTATTTCTAAAGAACCTTTGTTCCAAGATATAATACCTTGTTGCATCCATCTTGGTAAATTTTCATATGCAAGTTGTAATCTACCTAATAGATCACGGGCAGTAGAAGCTTTGTTTGCAAGTATAGCAATATTAACATTATCATTAAAAATCGCATAATGTAATAAGTATGATACAACCGTTGTCGATTTACCTGTCTGCCGAGGCATCTTACATATGTTGAAACGGTTCTCATGGAAATTTTGAATTAATTTTTTTTGAAAAGGATATTGCTTAAAAGGAACTAAACCCTCATCAAGAGATACGATTTTGATATAATTATTTGCAAAATAAACTGGATCGTCTTTACACTTCAAGAATTCAATTATATTCTCTTGTGTAAATTCAATAGGTGTATTTGCCTTTTTTAAATTAGGATTACCAAGATATACTTCACTCATTATTGATTATGAAATAGTAAATGCCACCTTCACTACTTTACAAGTTGCACCATTTGATGCTGCTTCTAATGTATCTGTATAATCTTTTTCTAAAATTACTGTATCTTTACTATTCACAGTTAAACTACCAATAGTATTTCCACCAGAATCTTTTCTTGTTATTAGTAACGCTGCAGAGTGATTATTGTAAAGTCTCACCACAGTAGCTGAGTTAACATTTGAAGCAGATGATAAATTACCCTCCGCTGCTAAGACTTTTATTAACATAATTCTAAACTTTTATTGATTATTTATGCGTTGATGTTTTGTTCTCTTTAATTTCATCAATCTATACTTTGCAATTTTGGATGAAGGACCAGGAACAACTGGAATTATATCTTTTGCTTTAGCAATTCTCTCTGTTTCAGTTCCAGCATTTCTTAAATCTTTCCATCCTTTTCTAATAGATTTTTTATTCACTACTACATCCATGACCTCACCTTTATCTTTTTTCTTAAAGGGATTTAATACATTCTTTAATTTTTCATTCTCAAATCTAGCACCTCTTTTTGCATATATACCCGCTTGTCTCTTTCCTTCTTTAGTACCAGTTGCAAAATATGCATCTACACCTGATCTTGCCTGATTACCTTTTGGTTTCCATCCAGATTTTTTTATCCAATCTAGAGTTGCTGGATTGTTCTTATATTGCTTCATAACATCCATATTCACACCTGATACTGCAGGAGTTACACCTGTCTTTTTATATCTTGCTATATTTTTTGCAGACTGTCCATGAAAACCACGAACCATTGTTCCTCTCTCTACTGCTTTTTGAGCAAAATATGGATCAATTGATCTTTTCGGTGCTTTTTTAAATAATTTTTTACCTATCTTTTTAATACTTTTAAAGGCTATTTTAGCAAGTTTACTTTTACTTTCATCAAGTTCTCGTGCTTCAGTAATGAATTCTTTATAAGTTTTCATTAGCACTTCCAGCGTCTTCTTGCTTTACATATTCTCTTGTTTGGTGTTTTCTTACAATCAATATTATGCATCTTTCTTTGTCCATCGGAACGAGCACAGAATGACTTTCTTCTCTTTGATGCTTTAGATCCTTTCTTTACTTTACCAGTTACAGCAGTTTTTAATTTAGAACCTGGATTTTCTCTCTTGTAAGCATTTACTGCTTTCTGACTCATACCATCTGTATTATCTTTACGATTTACCTTTTGCCAATCTTCACCTAAATCTGCTCTCCAATCATAATGATCTTTAACATCTTTGTTAAATTTTTTCTTGATTGGATTCTTAGTTGATATTCCGTCTGGACTTATAATCTCGTTCTTGATTTTAACATTTGATTTATTAGGAAAAATAGCATTTGGATTTAATTCCTTTTTAATGTTTATAACTTTATTATCTCTTGGAAACTTTGTTGGTGCATCAGGCATTTTTCTCAAATTTTTCACTTTTTCGATTGCATCTTTAAAACCTTTTATTGCTAATTGTGATTTATTTTTAATTAGACTTTTAACACCTTTTGATGATAATCTTGGAAATCTACCCATCGCTTTATCAGCACCTGTTGCTCTGATTACAGTTTTACCAAATGCATGTTTTAAAAATTGATATTTTTCATCAAGTTCTATATCTTCTTTAAGTGGTTTTGCTTTAATTATATCAACAGTTTCGATTTCTGTAAACTTAATATCATCAGAATTCCAATCTTGAATAACTAATTCACTTTCTATTGCAGTATTTTCTGTCTTCAACGCCACCTCTAATTCATCTGCCTGTTTTGCATGTGTTTTAGAACCATCTCTTAGTTTCTTAACTAATTTTTTAACATGAGGGACATCTTTTTTATCCAGTATTTCGGGTAAATAATCTTCTTTCTTTACAAGATTTGTAGCAATCGCATATTTAACATTTTTATCACCATAACGATCTTTCATTTCTTTATCACTGATAGCATCAGCGATTTCATCACGTTTTTTAATCTGCGACTTAGTTAAGGTTGCTTCATCTACGTTAAGTTCGCTTCTCCAATCAGAAAACTCTTCTTTTCTTGTTTTTTTCTTTTTCACACAGTTTGGATATCTCTTACCAAACATAGTTTTCATACCTTTCTTTTCATAACCTGGCCAGCACTTTTCATTAAGAGACTCCTCATCCACTTTTTCAGGATTCATAGTTAAATCCTTATAAGGAGGTTCCTTATATTTT